GTTGGGTAGTTGCATCAGGGTGACTGTGCACGATTGCGGTCACCGCCCCCCAGTCTTCAGCGGCGACGTAGTCTTCAGGACACAGGACAAAGTTTTCCTCCGGATCTGATGCCAGATTGCGGCAGGGGAAATATCGCTCCACCCTGCTCTTCTGTGCTACCACACCGCAGCACTCGCGAGGATATTCATCTGCAGCATGCGCCATGATGGCATCAATGGTCTTTTGGCGCATATCAACTCCTGATCAAAGATGTGCCCGGGAAACCACCAAACGACAGTTCGTTATTTTCTCCGAACCGAAGTTTGCAGGCCGTCAGCGTTCCGTTGCATTCATCCAGCGATGGATCGCTTACCGGGTTGTTGTTTTTATCGAAATAGCGCGTGCCTGCATAGTCGCAACCATCACCGGTACGGTATTTGTTCCGGATGCACCAGGTGCACAGCGAATGGAGCTGGCGCGTAGGTATCATCAGCCCCTGCAGGTCCATCGGGCTGGAGAGGGTGAACTCAACGACCTCGTTAGTCTCATTGCTTTTCGCATCAATATAGAAAACCTTCAGCTTTTCCTGGGTCGGATCGGCTGTCGGGTTACCCCCAGTGAAGTTTTTCGCATCGAGATATTTACCCAGGGTGTCATGTATCGTCACCTTCGCCTGCAACATATCGTCGTAAGCAAGGCAAAGGGCAGTGATCGAGCTGTCAAGGTTAGCAACCGAAAGTTTTGGCTGCGCACTACTTCCCGAGGTAGAAGCCTCGATCCCCTCAATCTGGCATGGCCACGCTTTATATTCTTCTCCCTGCCACCAGATTGATTTGGCTTGGAGCTTGTTTTCGTCACCACCGGCCGCTGTTATTTCTGCTTCAGTATGTGCGAGGCTGTAGTTGTGAAAGCGTAATACCTCACCTGTACCAAATGCAGTGCCATCCACTTCGAAAAGTCTGACCTCATCGCCTGGCTCGAGTTTCTGATAATCTGCGTTAAGACTCATGGTTTATAGGCCTGTTCAAAAGTTGCTGAAAGGTTGAAGAGCCCAGCGCCAAGCGGCGACGGAGTGTAAGTATCACAGCGATACAGCCCCAGCGGCTCGAGCGGTGGGTGCCACTGAAAAGACTTTGTGCCCTGGTGACGATCGAGGAAGTTTTTAATGGCCCCGATATACGCTTCGGTACCGGTAAACTGTAAATTCCACTTTTGTGAACGCGGATTTAAGCCGTCACCGGCCACCTGTTCATATCCGTCACCAAATTTTGCGGAGCGCCGGCGGAACGTTACCTCCTGCTCCGCGTTGATGCGTGGGCACCAGCTGAATGTTTCAAGAGCCATCAGCGGCCTCCTTTTGCAAGATTCCAGATATCACCGCCAGGGCGAATATCGCGCATCATGTTTTGTTTATATCGCTGATCCACGAAACGCCCGACTTCTGCGCCAAACTGTTCAAAGCCGGCAGAGCCCTGCGTAGACGTATTGCCGTTTCCGTCAATGGTGATATATACCTGCGGTGCTCCTCCACTACCTGGCGTGACGCCGCCATTTCCCACGGCGCGGACACCGAGGGAACCATCAGACGCACGGGTAAGAGGCATAATGGCTTCAGGACCAGCCTCTCCCATCAGACCGGCACCTTTTGCAAACGCAAACAACGTCGGTGAACTGACAACAGAGTTACTGTACTGACTGAGATCGGCTGAAGAGTAAACGCCGCCTTTGGCGTTGAGATCGAGATTTGCGGCTGCATTGTTATAAGCGCCGGATGGCGTGGTACCTCCAGTAGATGCGCCAGCAAACAAAGAGCCGATGGAGCTGACCGCATTCGCGATCATCATATTTACCATCACCTGTTCTATGATTTTCAGAACGCTGATACCCCAGTCTTTCCAGCTCGCTTTATTGCCGTTGAGCATCTCGACAATGTTGCTGCTGATCCCGGAGAGCGCGCTTTTCATGACGTCGGCCGCCTGCATTGCATAGTTCGTGGAGTCATCCACCCAGTCGGCAAGTCCGTCCCGGGCGCCGGTTACCCAGTCAGCCTGTAGCGCATCGACTTTCTTGTAGTAATCCTCCTGAACTTCGAGCCTATCAGACTGCGCATCCTTCAGAGCCTGCGTTTCCCGGTCATAAACCGTCTGGCTTATATCACCGGACTGATACTGCTTTTGCAGCTCCCGCTGCTGGTCGAGAAAATCGCGCTCAATACTCAGGCGTTCCCTGAGCCGCTCACGCTGCTTATTGCCGATTCCGGCACCCTGCACATCCACGCCCAAATCTGCACGTGCATTCTCGTTTTGTGCCTGCAGATTTGCCACAAACGCCGCCACCCTGGCATTTTCTTCATTGGCTTTTTTGACGGCGTTCAGACGATCCACTTCCTGAGCCAACTGTTGAAGCCGTATTTTTTGCGCGTTGTTAATTCCGGTGAGCTTCCCCTCCGCCAAATCGAACTGGAGTTTCTGTTGCTCGGTCACCTCCACCGTTTTTTTGCCGGTGGTATCGATGAGCGCAATCTGGCGCAGGTAACCCATCTCCATGGATTTGAAAGAGCTTTCCAGTTTTCTTGCGCTGGCATCAGGCGTAACTTTGCCGTTAGTCTCGCCCGGTGGAAGGGAGAATGGTTTCCCAATTCCGACAGTAGCAGCACCAAGCGGAAGAATGCCAACAGCAGGTTTTGACAGCCTGTTTCTGGTTTCGATAAGGGTGTTCAGTTCATCGTTGAGTGCTTTTACACTATCATTCCCACCAGTGAACCAGGCGAACATTGATTTGTCCTGCGAATAAAAACCCTTTCTTCCTTCAAGGTTTTTTTGCAAATAAGCAATGCGCTCATTTACCTGGTCGATATTTTTGCGGTCATTTTTCCCGCTCAGAGCGGCACATCTGTTGCCGGTGCTTGCGGCGAGTTGACCAGCGCCGGCGGCGGCTTTTACAAGCCATCCAGCAAGCTGTGCAACTTCAGACACCAGATCAGAGATACCCTGCAGGACAGCAGGATCAGTTAAAACATTGTGAAGTTCATCAAGAGAGTTTTGCAGTTGTCCAAGGTCAACCTTTGCCAGACCTGCGGCAATCTCCATCTTCAGGCCAGCAACCTGAGCCTCCATGTCTTCGAATAGCTGGTTAACTTTAACCAGGTCATCAATGGAAGATGGGTCTGGCGCTACCCCATAATCCTTAGCCAGATCAATAAACCGTTTCAGTTTCTCATTATTGTTATCGAACAACGGAAGAAGTTTTGAAAGGTCATTGCCCAGGCTTTCAAGTATGGTTGTCTTTTCGGCATTCGTGCCGATCTTGCCAAGTGATTCACCAATTGCCAGGAGCTGTTTTTCAGGACTTACTTTGGATAATTTCTCAGCGGACAAACCCAGGGCATTAAGGGCATCAACTGCTTCACCCGACTTGTTCAGGACAGCGTCACCTATCTTATCGCCGATATCCTTAAAAATATCAGCCATCTGATCGCCGGACACCCCTGCCTTTTCAGCAGCAAACTGCCATGCTAAAAGCTCCTGAGTTGATATCCTTAGCGACTTTGCCCAGCGGTCAGTTTCGGTAATCTGCTTGGAAGTGCTTTTCAGTAACTGAAAACCAGCCGCTCCAACACCCAGACTAGCAGTTACGGCTGCCGCACCAATACCCGCCAGTGCAGCGCTGGCGGATGCTGCATCATCCTGTACCTGTTTGCTCCACTTTGCAGAGGCGCGTTCTGCCTGATTAAGGCCGGAGACAAAACCGCCCGTTTTTGCAATCAGGTCGATTGTCAGCGTACCAAGTGATTTGGAAGCCATAAACTCTCCGTTGGCGGCGTTATGTCCAGCTGGCTCTGGCTTCCTCTAACGAGATTGGTCCATCAGCAGCTTTGACTTTAGTAAAGTGCAGTGTGAAATCGGTTGCGGTGAATGGTGGGTGTTTAGGGTCTCTGTTAACGTTGGCTATCATACTGGTCACCAGCCCTGCACCCCATTCAACCCGCAACATAGGGTTCAGACTTCCGTATCTTTCCCGGTACTTTGCCCAGAGCTGAGTTTCTTTGAACGAGAGCGACTCTCGCGCTTCGGCGATCGTTTTGCCTCCGATTCCGTTGAGGACGAGCTCGCACCAGAATTCGTCTTCGGCGCTGAGCTCGAAGTCTTTCCCAGATCGTTAACTTCCTGAATGGCCAACAGCAGCGCTACCGTCAGACCGCCATCCAGTGCACCACGCTCAGGATCTGCCTCACCAGTAATGTCTGCCGGAGTGAAGATGGGCTTACCCAGTTCATCGCAGATAGATGCAGCAATACGTCCTGCCACACCATCGACCTTACCCCCAAAAGCCAGTACATCGGAGGTTGCTGTGTGATAACCCATCGGGCGAACATACACGGTCGCTGTGATTTTTTTATCGCCCTGCATCCATGAGATTTCTTTCTCAACCGGGCGACCGGTAAACGCGCCGGAATCCTTGAGTGCTTCAAGCGTAATTTTCATTATTTATCCTGATTAATAAGGGCGTTGCCGCCCTGATTTTATGGGGTCACGACTTTTGGCACCCATACAGCAGATCCGGAGCGCTGGACAGATGCTGAAGTAGAAACAACAGTGTTAGCTGCAAAATCAAACGGGAAGTCGGAGACATAGCCTTTGAATACAAACCAGGTTCGACTCGGCGGAAGAACCAACCCGTCCACGGCGCCGCTAGCATCTTCTGCCGCAGTTGTAGGAGAAGCCGTTCCGTCTGACCAGCCAATCGCGAACGTCAGG